TATTTCAAAATGCAGTAACTCAATCAGTATTGACTGGGTTTAATAATGGAACTGCGGCCGGAGTATCTGCATCTATATATCTTGTAAATTCTTTAGTGGATGTAATAAAAGAAACCATCGAAGCTCCGGTTTTTACCGAACAAGAAGCTGTAAGATTAGTTACTAATGTTACAATACCACCAGCGGATTCGCTTTCTCCCGTAGTTTCTGGTAAATTAGTATTAGAAGAAACATACGGATTCATTGTTTCGGGCTCAACTGAATTAACTGTAGTTCTTTCTTTGCTTGAAAGTGCGAATGAATAAGTGATATTATCTTTGGGTAATATTTATAAGGGATTCATTATATTTATAAAAAAGCTGGAAAGTAAAGAATGGCAATTAGTAATCTATTAACGGGTAGGGTAAGGGTAATTTCACCCAAAAATGTAACACAAGATAGGTATCAGTTTTTAGATTTATCTCAAGCTGAACCGAATTTAGGTGTCCCAAATTTCTCAGCATCTCTTTCTGGTTCTCCAGCTATTGTAGTTTCAGATGACCAAGGTAATAGAGGATTTGTAAGAAGTTTAGATTTAGATAGGGTAACTGGACAATTTACTGGTTCATTTACTGGTAGTGCCCAATCTTTAAGTGGTAGTTTTACTGGTTCTTTTACTGGTTCTTTTGGTGGAGATGGTTCACAATTATTTAATTTACCTGAAGCACGAATTATAGCAAGTGGTTCGGCAACGGCATCTTTTAAGCAAGGCGATTTAGTAATCAATACAAACACTAGAGTTCAAGGTGACCTTTATGTTGATGATACAATTTATGCAGAAACTATAATTGTAAGTTATATATCATCATCAATAATTTATTCATCGGGTTCAAATATTTTTGGTGATAGATATGATGATAGACAAGAATTTACTGGATCTGTATTAGTAAGTTCATCCATTATTGTAAATGATATAACTGCATCACAATCAATTAGTAGTTCATTTACAGGTTCTTTCTTTGGAGATGGTAGAGATATATTTAATTTACCACAAGCTACAAGATTATCAACCGGTTCAATAACCGCATCAGTAACACCTGAAGATGGATTTAGAGTACTTTCAATAGAGAAGGGTTCAACTTTTACAGGTTCCCTTTTTGTAAGTGGAAATATAACCATACCATCTGGTAGTGGTTTCTTTAGTGGTAGTGGTGAGGGATTATTTAACATCCCACTTTCGGCACTTAATATAGATTCATTAGTAGCAAATAAAATAGCAAGTGGTAGTGTAACGGCATCTGTTTCACCTGTATTTGGATTTAACGTAAACTCATTAGCAAGTGGTTCTACTTTTACTGGTTCACTTTTTGTAAGTGGAAACGTTGTAATACCATCTGGTAGTGGTTTCTTTAGTGGTAGTGGTGAGGGATTATTTAATATACCATTATCAGCACTTAATATTGATTCGTTAGTATCAACTGAATTAGCTAGTGGTAGTGTAACCGCATCAGTATCACCTAATTTTGGATTTAAAGTAGAATCACAACAAAGTGGTTCTCAACTTAGTGGTTCGGTTAATATTAGTGGTAGTTTATTCGTATCACCATTTAGTGGTTCGATACAATTGGCATCTGGTTCATCTTATTATGGAGATGCTCAATTCCTAAGAAATATACCTCGTTCAGCATTAACCGAAGATGCATTAATATCTACGGAAATAAAATCAGGTTCAGTAACCGCATCGGTTTCACCTGATTTTGGATTTAAAGTAGAAACTCCATTTACTGGTTCTCAATTTGGTTCTCAATTTACTGGAAGTATTGATGTTAGTGGAAGTGTAAAGGCATTCTCATTCATTGGAGATGGTTCTCAATTAACAAACGTACAAGCTGCAGTAGCTCCAAAAATAGAGTCTGGTTCAGTAACGGCATCAGTATCACCTAATTTTGGATTTAAGGTAGAATCTCAAACAAGTGGGTCCCAATTTACGGGTTCTATTCAAATTAGTGGAAGTGTATTTATTCCGTCTGGTAGTGGTTTTTTTAGTGGTAGTGGTGAGGGGTTATTTAATATACCATTCACATCATTTACAGGAGATGCTTTTAGAATAGCAAGTGGTAGTGTAACGGCATCAGTATCACCTAACTTTGGATTTATAGTTAAATCAGAAGAAAGTGGTTCTCAATTTACAGGTTCTCTTTTTGTAAGTGGGGGCAGGGGTATAGAATTGACCTCCGGTTCATCTTATTCTGGAAGTGGTGCAAGACTATTTGATATACCACGATCAGCACTTACTCCGGATGCACTCCTATCAAATTTAATAGCTAGTTCTAGTGTAACGGCATCCGTAACTTCCGATTTTGGATTTAGAGTACAATCCATAGAAAGTGGTTCGCAATTTACAGGTTCACTTTTTGTAAGTGGTGCTAGGGGTATTGAGATAGCATCGGGCTCATCTTACTCTGGTAGTGGTGCTAGATTATTTGAAATACCCATTAGTGCAATTGAAGATTTAGACCTTTCAAGAATTGGAAGTGGGTCTGTAACCGCATCAATTACACCAAATAATGGATTTAGAGTAAATTCGTTCTCAACCTTTACAGGTAGTATGCTTATATCAGCATCCGCAACGTATTTACCAACATCATCAATACAAACTGTATTTAATGTAACAAATAATGGTAGTATTTCATACACTTTTGATGGAGCGGCTATTAATGCAAACCCAACATTATTTTTAGTAAGAAATGTAACTTATACATTCAACTTAAATGCAAGTGGCCACCCATTTTATATAAAAACAATACCATCTACTGGAACTACAAATGTATATAATACAGGTGTAACTAATAATGGTGATGATAATGGTGTAATTTTATTCACACCAACATCCGAAACACCGAATACTCTATATTATAATTGCCAATTCCATTCTTTGATGGGTGGAATAATCAATATAGTTGATGGAATTTTACAAAGAGGGCCCGATGTTGTTATAACCGGTAGTTTAAATGTTAGCGAAATTGTTAGAGCTAGAGAATTTACTGGTTCATTTAGTGGTTCATTCTTTCAAGGAGATGGTTCTGGCTTGTTTAATATACCTCGTTCTGCATTAACTGAAGATTCATTTAGAATAGCAAGTGGAAGTATAACTGCATCGGTAACACCCCAATTTGGATTTAGAGTAGAATCTGCAACCGTTGGTTCTGAATTTACTGGTTCAATTGATGTAAGTGGTTCGGTAATTGCATCGGCTGTAGCGGCTGTATCAATGAGTGCATTCGATATAAGCGGTTCATTTGTTGGTGATGGTAGTAGATTAACAAACATTATAATACCACCATTAGAGACAACGCAAATAGCTAGTGGTAGTGTAACAGCATCAGCTGAACCTGATAAAGGTTTTATAGTAAAATCAGCACAATTTGGTTCACAATTTACGGGTTCAATATTTGTAAGTGGCAGCAGAGGTATTGAATTAGTTTCTGGTTCATCTTACTCTGGAAGTGGTGCTAGATTATTTGATATCCCAAGAACAGCATTAGCACCAGATGCATTAGATACTAATAGAATTTTATCTGGGTCTGTAACCGCATCCGTAACACCTCAATTTGGATTTAGAGTAGAATCTACCGAAAGAGGTTCACAATTTAGTGGCTCTTTATTCCTAAGTGGTTCAGTATTTTTAAGAACAGGTTCATTTAGTGGTAGTGGTAGACAATTATTTGATATACCAATTGCTGCACTATCTGATTTAGATACATCAAAAATATTTAGTGGGTCTGTAACTGCATCTGTATCTCCTAATTTTGGATTTGTAGTAACATCTGTTGCTAGTGGTTCTATATTTAGTGGAAGCTTGGTAGTAAGTGGTAGTTCTAACTTTAGAATGGGTGTATCAGCATCCGTATTTAGTGGTAGTGGTGCTGGTTTAACCGATATTCCATTTTCTGCACTTTCTCAAGAATTATTTAGAATTGCAAGTGGAAGTGTAACTGCTTCCGCATTAGCTGATAGAGGATTTGTTGTTGAATCGGTAGCTAGTGGTTCAAGAATTACTGGTAGTGTTGCAATTACAGGAAGTTTAAGAGTAACTGCAACATCTGGTTCTTTAATATTAGATTCATCATCTGCGTATTTTGGTGAAGGTACTTATTTAAGAAATATTCCTAGAAATGCTCTTAGTGAAGATGCATTAATATCAACTGAAATCAAATCGGGTTCGGTAACGGCATCGGTATCACCTAATTTTGGATTCATAGTAAAATCTGCCGAAAGTGGTTCTGAATTTACTGGTTCGGTTGATGTAAGTGGAAGTGTGACCGTAAAAAGTGGTTCATTCTTTGTAGGTGATGGTAGATTCCTTAACAATATTACACTTGCCAATTTAGCAATTGATTCAACAAAAATATTTAGTGGAAGTGCAACGGCATCTATTTCACCAACCGAAGGATTTGAGGTAAATACTCACTCTAGATTTGATGGTAGTTTTATTGTATCTTCGTCTGGAAGACCTACTCCTTCTTATTTAATAGATAATGTATTTTTAGTAACAAACGATGGAAGTAGTGCTTATAATATAAGTAATGCATTAGTAAGTGGTTCAAATCCAACAATAACTTTAGTAAAAGGTGTAACTTATACATTTAATGTAAATGCAAGTGGACATCCGTTTTGGATTAAAACTATAAATTCTACTGGAACTGGTAATGCATATAATAGTGGTATAACTAATAATGGAGATGATAGTGGTTTAATTATTTTTACACCACCATTAGATGCTCCTGATACTTTGTATTATAATTGCCAATTACATGGTTCTATGGGTGGGGTGATTAATTTATTGAATGAATTAACTATTCCTGCTGAAATTAAATTTATTGGTAATACTAAAATAGAAGGTAATTTAACTGCATCTATGTTTAGTGGTAGTGGTAGAGGATTATTTGATATACCTCGTTCTGCTATAACAGAAGATTCAGTTAGAATAGCAAGTGGTAGTGCTACCGCATCAATTGCACCTGATACTGGATTTATTGTAATTACTCCATTCACATCATCATTTGGTGAGGATGGTTCATTTACCGCATCAATAGCATCTAAATTTACTGGTTCAATTTCTGTATCTGGTAGTTTATTTGTGAATGATATTAGTGGTGGTTTATTTATAAATTCTTCTTCGTTCTTATACGCTGATGGTACATTTCTTAGAAGAATACCCCGTTCAGCATTAACCGAAGATGCATTAATTAGTACGGAAATTAAATCAGGTTCAGTAACCGCATCAGTTTCACCTAATTTTGGATTTGTTGTAACTTCTCCATTTACATCTTCTTTAGGTGAAAATGGCGTATTTACAGCATCAATAGCATCTAAATTTACTGGTTCAATTTCTGTATCTGGTAGTTTATTTGTAAATGATACAAGTGGTGGTTTATTTATAGAATCATCATCATTCATTTATGCAGAAGGTACATTTTTAAGAAACATACCTCGTTCAGCATTAACGGAAGATGCATTATTATCATCATTTATTGTATCTGGTTCGATAACAGCATCTGTAACACCTGATGAGGGATTTAAAGTTATTACTGATAGAACTGGTTCTCAATTAGGTTCTCAATTTACTGGTTCAATTGAAGTTAGTGGAAGTATTAGAGCAACTGATTTCTTATTTGGTGATGGCAGATTTATAACAAACGTACAAGCTGCAGCAGCACCTTTAATAGCAAGTGGGTCAGCAACAGCATCGGTACAAAGTGGAAATAAATTAATAATAACAACCGGAGCAACTGGTTCTGGAATTGGTTCTGAATTTACTGGTTCGATTAGTGTTAGTGGTTCACTCTACGCATCAGATTTTATATTTGGTGATGGTAGATTTATTACTAATGTACAAGCGGCAGCAGCACCTTTAATAGCAAGTGGTTCTGCAACAGCATCGGTTCAGAGTGGAAATACTTTTATAGTAACAACATCAGCAACTGGTTCAGCTATTGGTTCTAGATTCACTGGAAGTATTGATGTAAGTGGTAGTGTAAAAGCATTTACATTTATAGGAGATGGTTCTCAATTAACAAATGTACAAGCAGCAGCATCACCTTTAATAGCTAGTGGTTCTGCAACAGCATCGGTAGCAAATGGACAACAATTTATTGTAACAACTGCACCATTGTCTGGTTCATATCAATCTCAATTCACATCATCCGTAGCAATTAGTGGTTCAATTACCGCATCTATTTATTTTGGTGATGGTGGTGGTTTATTCAATATCCCACCCGATGCGATTGAAAACTTAGAATTAAATAAAATTAACTCTGGGTCTGGTATAGCAATTATTGACCCAACTAAATTAAATGTAAACGTACCAATAACTGCGGCAAGATATGATGGTGATGGTAGTGGATTATTTAACATTCCACCTGATGCATTGGATGATTTGCAAATTGATAGAATTCAGTCTGGTTCATTTGAAGCGGTAATTTCTCCAAATAGAGGATTGCAAATTGGAACTAGAACATTTGTATCTGGTAACTTAAGTGTTACTGGTGGATTGTTTGTAACCGGAGGAAATGTAATAATATCATCTGGTTCATCGTTTATTGGAGATGGTAGTGGATTAACAAATATTAATATTGCTAATTTAGCATTTGAAACATCACTATTACAATCTGGTTCTGCCATAGCTAGAATATCTCCAAATTTTGGATTTGTAGTAAATACATCATCTTTAATTGATGGTAATTTAGTAGTATCAAATCAAATAACAGCAAGTAATTTAATATTTGCACCATTATTTACTGGTTCATTCTTAGGAACATATAATTTCCAAGGAGTAGGACCAACTGCATCAGCGGAATATGATATCTTAAGATTTGATGAAAATAGAGGATATTTTGTACCTCAGCCTGAAACAACATTAACTGAAACTGTATCATTCAATAGTGTAAGTGATTTAACTATCGTACACAATTTAGGTATAAGATATCCAATGGTTCAGGTGTACGCAACTGGTTCTGAAGACCAAATATTGCCTGGTCAAATAATATCAATCAATGATGATACCATACAAATTAAATTTGCTGGATTAACTTCTGGACACGTTGTAATTGGAAGTGGTGGTTCATTAATTAATGGTACAATACCGGGTGATAGAGTATTTGGGAATGTACTATCCGCATCATACGCAATTAGAGCTGGTGTAGCTGAAAGTGTTGTTGGGTTTGATTCTGCATCATTATCAGCATTAGGTGATTTACAAAACTTTGTAAGAAATTCACAAACATCATCGATGAGAGTGTTTAGTGCAGTAAGTTCTTCTTACGCATTAACAGCATCATACGCATTAAATGCAGGAGATGGTGGGGGAACTGATTTATTTGTTTATTATACAAGTTCATTAGTAAAATCACAAACTGCAAAAATTAATTTTACTGGTAGTGGTGTAAGTGTTACAACATCTGGTTCAGATGGAGTATTGGTAACTATATTAGGTGGTGGTGGTGCTGGGATTGGTGATTTACTTAGTTCACAAACTTCTTCAATGTTGGTGGGTACTGCTTCATTAGCATTTACCGCATCATACGCTCTTTACGCTCTAAATGCGGAAGGAGTAAATACGGCATCATTCTTACAAGTAAATAAAGATAGTAATATTAACGCAAACTTAACTATTAGTGGTAGTTTAGGTGTTAGTGGTAGTTTATTATTACAAAGTTTACAAACTGGTTCATCTGAAGATGTTGTAATTTGGAATAGTATAACAAAAAAATTAGAAAGAAGAAATATAGCAGCTGCTGTGGGTTCTTCTGGAACTGGTGGTACTTCTGGTTTTGATGGTTCTGCTGGTTCATCGGGAACTTCTGGAACATCGGGAACTTCTGGTACAAGTGGAGTAGATGGTACATCTGGTTCATCTGGAAGTAGCGGTTCATCTGGCACAAGTGGAGTAGATGGAACATCTGGTTCAAGTGGAACATCTGGTACAAGTGGTAGCAGTGGAACATCTGGTTCAAGCGGAACATCTGGTTCAAGCGGAAGTAGTGGAACATCTGGTTCAAGCGGAACATCTGGTTCAAGCGGAAGTAGTGGAACTAGTGGTTCTACTGGTTCGTCTGGAAGTAGTGGAACATCTGGTTCATCTGGAAGTAGCGGAACTTCAGGAAGTAGCGGAACATCCGGAACAACTGGTTCTGAAGGTACATCTGGAACGTCTGGAACATCTGGGTCATCTGGTTCATCTGGAAGTAGTGGTAGTGGTGGAACATCTGGAACAAGCGGTACATCTGGAACATCTGGTACATCTGGAACATCTGGTACATCAGGCTCTTCTGGTAGTGGTGGAACATCAGGAACATCTGGAACAAGTGGTTCATCTGGTACTTCTGGAACAGCTGGTAGTGGTGGTTCTTCTGGAAGTAGTGGTAGTGGTGGTTCTTCTGGAAGTAGTGGAAGTAGTGGTAGTGGTGGTTCATCTGGAACTTCTGGAACATCTGGTAGTGGAGGTTCATCTGGTACTTCTGGAACAGCTGGTAGTGGTGGTTCTTCTGGAAGTAGTGGTAGTGGTGGTTCATCCGGAACTTCTGGAACATCGGGAACATCAGGTTCATCGGCAACTGCTGGTACTGGTGGTACATCTGGTAGTAGTGGAAGTGGTGGTTCATCTGGAACAAGTGGAGTAAGTGGAACATCCGGAACTTCTGGAACTTCTGGAACAAGCGGTACATCAGGTAGTAATGGTATAAGTGGAACATCGGGAACATCTGGTACAAGTGGTAGTGGTGGTACATCCGGAACTTCTGGAACATCGGGAACAACTGGTTCAGCTGGAACGTCTGGTACAAGCGGAACTTCTGGAACGAGTGGAAGTAGTGGTAGTTCTGGTACAAGCGGAGAAGATGGTTCGTCTGGAACATCTGGTTCGTCTGGAACTAGTGGTACATCGGGAAGTAGTGGTACAAGTGGTAGTAGTGGTACATCGGGAAGTAGTGGTTCATCTGGAAGTAGTGGAAGTAGTGGAACATCGGGTACAACTGGTTCTTCTGGAACATCCGGTACAAGCGGAACTTCTGGTACATCGGGTTCAAATGGAAGTAGTGGAACTTCTGGTAGTAGTGGTTCTTCTGGTACATCGGGAACAACTGGTTCATCTGGTACTTCTGGTATAGATGGAACTTCTGGAACATCTGGTTCATCGGGTACTTCTGGTGTAGATGGTACAAGCGGAACGTCTGGTACAAGTGGTACATCGGGAAGTAGTGGAACATCAGGTAGTAGTGGAACTTCAGGAATAGATGGTACTTCTGGAACTTCGGGAATAGATGGTTCATCTGGAAGTAGTGGAACTTCGGGAAGTAGTGGAACATCGGGTACAACTGGTTCATCTGGAACGAGCGGTACTTCTGGTATTGATGGAACTAGTGGCACCAGTGGTACATCTGGTTCAAGCGGTACATCTGGTTCAACTGGAACGGATGGTACATCGGGAACATCAGGAACAACTGGTTCATCTGGTACGTCTGGTATAGATGGAACTTCTGGAACATCTGGAACTGATGGTACTTCAGGAACTTCTGGTAGTAGTGGTACAAGTGGTACAAGTGGAACTTCTGGGACGTCTGGATTAGATGGAACTTTCTTTGGTTCTTCTGGCTCATCTGGAACTTCTGGGACAAGTGCAACATCTGGTACTTCTGGTACAAGCGGAACTTCTGGTACTTCTGGTATAGATGGAACTTTCTTTGGAAGTAGTGGAACATCTGGAACAACGGGTTCTGATGGAACATCTGGAACTTCTGGAACTTCTGGTACATCGGGCTCTTCTGGTAGTGGAGGTTCTTCTGGAAGTAGTGGTACGTCTGGTTTAGATGGTACATTCTTTGGAAGTAGTGGTTCAAATGGAACTTCTGGAACTAATGGAACTAATGGTACATCGGGAACTGATGGCTCAACTGGTACTGCTGGTACATCGGGAACTTCTGGTGAAAGTGGTACTTCTGGATTAGATGGAACTTTCTTTGGTAGTAGTGGAACTAATGGTACAGCTGGTACAAGTGGAAGTAGTGGAACAAGTGGAAGTAGTGGTACATCTGGAACGAGCGGTTCATCTGGAACTTCTGGATTTGATGGAACTTTCTTTGGTAGTAGTGGTTCAAGTGGTAGTAGTGGTACTTCTGGTTCTGGAACATCTGGAACTTCTGGTTCAAGTGGCTCATCTGGTACTTCTGGTTTAGATGGTACATTCTTTGGAAGTAGTGGTTCAAGCGGAAGTAGTGGTACAAGTGGAGCTGGTACTGATGGTAGTGCTGGTACAAGTGGAACATCTGGTTCAAGTGGAACTTCTGGATTCGATGGTACATTTTTTGGAAGTAGTGGTACTAGTGGAGAGAGTGGTACGGCTGGAACTTCTGGTACAAGCGGAGAAAGTGGTTCGAATGGTTCTTCTGGAACAGCAGGAACTTCTGGATTTGATGGAACTTTCTTTGGTAGTAGTGGAACATCTGGTTCATCTGGAAGTTCTGGTTCTACTGGAACGGCTGGTACATCTGGTTCATCTGGAACGAGTGGTACATCTGGAACTTCTGGATTTGATGGAACTTTCTTTGGAAGTAGTGGAACATCTGGTTCTACTGGAACGGCTGGTAGTAGTGGTTCTACTGGAACGGCTGGTACATCTGGTTCGTCTGGTACATCCGCAACTTCTGGAACTTCTGGATTTGATGGAACTTTCTTTGGTTCTTCTGGAATTTCTGGTACGTCTGGAACTTCTGGAACTTCTGGTTCAACTGGAACTGCAGGAACGGCGGGTTCATCCGGAACTTCAGGTAGTGGAGGTTCATCTGGTACTTCTGGTTTAAATGGCACATTCTTTGGTAGTAGTGGTACTTCAGGAACATCAGGTGGAATTGGTTCAACTGGACAAGCCGGTACATCGGGAACTTCTGGAACAACTCCTCCAAACTTTACTTCTGGAACATCTGGAAGTGGTGGTACATCTGGTCAAACTGGTACATCTGGAACTTCTGGTACAACTCCACCAAACTTTACTTCTGGAACATCTGGAAGTGGTGGAACATCCGGTGAAACTGGTACGTCTGGTACATCAGGTACAACTCCACCAAACTTTACATCTGGTACGGCTGGAAGTGGTGGTACATCTGGGCAAACAGGTACGTCTGGTACATCAGGTACAACTCCTCCAAACTTTACGTCTGGAACTTCTGGTACAAATGGATTTAGTTTAAATGGTACAACTAATAATGGGTTACTTACATATCAGGATGTTCCTGTTCAAGCTAATGTAGAAAGTAATTTGACATTTGATGGTACTAGTTTATCTATAACTGGAAATATAGTATCTTCTACTCATATAACTTCTACAACATTTAGAGAAACATATTTGGATTTGGGACCTGGTACAAATACAACAATAGACCTTTCCCTTGCAAATAACTTTAGAAGACAATTTACTGGTACATCGGCAATATTGTTTACAAATCCTCCATCATCAAACGCATTTGGATTTACATTTACAATGGTTAATGCCGGAGGATATTCTATAACATGGCCTGCTAGTGTAGATTGGGTTAATGGAAGTGCACCAATATTAACATCAATCGGTACGGATGTATTATCATTCTTTACATTTAATAATGGTACAACATATTACGGATTTGTAGTTGGAAAAAATATGAGTTAATAATTATAGTTATGAGTATAGCAAGAAAATTAATACCATCGGATTCAGCACTAGTGTTTCCGTTTGTTTTTAGAATTACAACAACTACAACAAATACAGTATTTACTGTACCATTAGTTGATTTTGGTTTATTAAGACCTAGTCTTACAATAAGTTGGGGAGATGGTACATCATCCCCATTAATAACTTCATCTTCATCATCTGATAGAATACACACATACGCATCAGCTGGTACTTACACAATAACTATTAGTGGATTTATGCCAGGATTTTCGGTGAATAATAATATTAATATTAGAAACCTTATTACCGAATTAGTACAATGGGGAATTGTTGGATTAAGAACTATAAATTTTTATGGTTGTCAAAATCTAACATCCATTCCTGGTAGTGCTACTATTGATGATGTTGGTGGGTACACAGGATTAAACGAAGTTGTTAATTTTACATCGTTTTTTCAAGCAACTAGATTGGCAAATATACCCGCTGATATATTTGATTATTCACCAAACGCAACAACATTTTCCAACGCATTTGCATCAATATTAACATTAACTGGAGTACCAACTGGATTATTTGACAATGTGCCAAACGCAACAACATTTGCATCTTGTTTCTTTGCATGTCCGGCATTAACATCAGTACCATCTACATTATTTGACCAAAATATAAACGCATCAAATTTTTCTGGTACTTTTAGAAATTGTAGAGCTCTTACAAACGTATTACAATTTACGAATAATATAAATGCATTAGTTTTTACTAACTGCTACAATATGAGTTCTACATCAAACGCCCTAACAGGAACAGCACCTGAATTATGGAATAGAACACCAACTCCATCTGGAACTGATTGTTTTAATAATTGTGTTAATTTAACAAATTTCGCAACAATACCTGCAAACTTTAAGTAATATGTATTTAAGAATTATAAATGAAACCATAAACTATCCTTATACTATTAAGGAATTGAGAGAAGCATATCCTAATGTAAGTTTACCAGCCGAATTATCGGAAGAAGCTTTAAGTGAATGGGGTGTATATTTCGTAACATCAACCCCAATGCCAAATGATTACACAAAAAATATTATCGAAGGAACTCCTGTTTTAACGGATGGTGTGTATTATCAAAATTGGGTAAGTACAAATGCAACAGAATCTGAAATAAATTATAGATTGGAAAATCAATGGGAAGAAATTAGGTTTATTAGAAATCAATTACTTACAGAATGCGATTGGACACAATTAAGTGATGTTTCACAAACAATAAAAGATTTGTGGACAGCATATAGACAACAATTAAGAGATATAACCAATCAACAAAATCCTTTTAATATAGAATGGCCTATAAAACCCTAAAAGATATGGAAGTTTATATTTATACCTATAACAAAATAGTTAAGGTAAAATGATAATACACAATCCTATATTTTCGGGTTCTATAATTCAAGATAGAAATAATGCTTTTGCGGATTTAAGTGGTTCGTTTACTGGTTCTTTAACTGGTTCATTTAAAGGTACAATTGATGTTCAACAAGCATCATTTGCAAATTTAAGTATAACTAATAAATTATCGGTAAGTGGTTCTTTAATAATGACCGGCTCGATGAATTTAACAGCAGGTGGGTATTTGGTTGATAACGTAAACGTATTGGATTCAGCAATAGCCTTTGCAATAGCATTGGGATAAAAATAAAATAAAATGGCAAATACATTTAAAAATAGTATAAATAGTTCAATCGGAACAACGGGTGTTAAAGTTTACGAAGCACCAATAGGGTCTTCTGCAACGGTAATTGGTGTGAATGTAGCTAATGCAAATTCTAATAACATTTCAGTTAGTGTGATGATGAAAGATATATCAGCAAACAAAGTTGTGTATGTTGTAAAGGATGCGTTAATAGTGCCTGGTAGTTCTAACGTATTAGTTGGTGGTGAACAAAAGTTAGTTTTGGAAAGTGGAGATTTTCTTTCAGTAACATCATCATTGGCTAATTCGGCAGATGCAATTGTTTCAGTATTGGAGATAACATAAAAGTTTTAATGAATGGAATATTTGGGTAAAAGTCCTAATGGGTTAAATCAACTAAGTTCATCCTTAGTTGGTTTGTTTGTAAGTGGTAGTAAAATAGTAGAGTTTTCATCAGCATCACTAAATGTTGTTGGTAGTGTTACTGCTTCCGGAATACAAGCATACGAAATAGATTCTTTTGGAAACTTACCATTGGAAATAAAATCTAATACTCAAATAACTGGGTCATTGGCAATATCATCTTCAATAAGTTCATCTTTATTTAGAGGAGATGGTAGTGGATTGTTTAACTTATCAGCTGGAGCTTTAGGAGACCTAAATCAAATTAAATCAGGTTCTGCAATTGCACAAATTTCACCTAATAATGGATTGGTAATAAACGTACCAACTTCAATAAGTGGTGGATTAGCAGTAAACGGAAATTCAAATGTAACTGGTTCGATTGTAATAACACAAAACCTAAACGTTGGTGGCAGAATTACAGCAACCGAATTACATACAACCTTTATTTCATCATCTGTAATATTTTCATCTGGTTCAAATAAATTTGGTGACAACGTTATTGATAGACAAGAAATAACTGGTTCTCTTAATGTAAGTGGTTCTATCTTTGTAGGTGGGGAGACAATACCAACCGATAATACAACAAATGAGGTTTTGGTATTGAATACTACAACTGGTAGAATTAGTAGAAGATTTGCAGCTGCAACTTCTGGTACATCGGGAACTTCTGGAACGTCTGGTACATCGGGAACTTCTGGAACAAGTGGTACATCTGGTTCAACTGGTTCATCCGGAACATCTGGTTCATCTGGAACTTCTGGGAGTAGTGGAACGTCTGGAACGTCTGGTACATCAGGAACATCTGGAACAAGTGGTACATCAGGAACATCTGGAACTTCTGGTACACGTGGTACTTCTGGTACAAGTGGTACATCTGGTAGTAGTGGAACATCCGGCACATCTGGTACATCAGGAACATCCGGAACAAGAGGTACATCAGGAACTTCTGGAACTTCTGGAACTTCTGGTACATCTGGACAAAGTGGAACTTCTGGTAGTAGTGGTACTTCGGGAACGTCTGGAACATCTGGTTTAACTGGTAGTAGTGGTACAAGTGGAATAAGTGGAAGTAGTGGTACATCTGGTACATCCGGAACTTCTGGAAGTAGTGGTACAAGCGGAACAAGTGGTACAAGTGGAATAAGTGGAAGTAGTGGTACAAGCGGAACAAGTGGCACAAGCGGAATAAGTGGAAGTAGTGGTACAAGCGGTACAAGTGGTACATCTGGTACAAGTGGAATAAGTGGAACAGCAGGAACATCTGGTACAAGCGGAACAAGTGGTACATCTGGTTCAACTGGTTCTTCTGGAATAACTGGAGCTGGTGGATTAGGTGGTACAAATGGTACGGGAGGAACTTCTGGAACGAGTGGTACATCTGGTACATCCGGAACTTCTGGAACATCGGGAACTTCTGGTACAAGTGGTATAGGAGGAGCAAGTGGTTCAAGTGGAACATCTGGAACATCTGGAACTTCTGGTACACGTGGTACTTCTGGTACAAGTGGTACATCTGGTTCGTCTGGTACAAGCGGAGCTAGTGGAAGTGCTGGTTCATCGGGAACTTCTGGTACATCCGGAACTTCTGGAACAAGCGGTGTGAGTGGAAGTAGTGGAACAAGCGGTACACGTGGAACTTCTGGAACGAGTGGTACAAGTGGAGCTAGTGGAAGTGCTGGTTCATCTGGTTCATCTGGTACAAGTGGTACAAGTGGTACAAGTGGTACAAGTGGAACTTCTGGAACAAGCGGTGTGAGTGGAAGTAGTGGAACTTCTGGTACACGTGGTACTTCTGGTACATCGGGAACTTCTGGAACAAGCGGAGCTAGTGGAAGTGCTGGTTCATCTGGTACAAGTGGTACAAGTGGAACTTCTGGTACAAGTGGTGTAAGTGGAAGTAGCGGTACAAGTGGAACTTCTGGAACAAGCGGAAGTAGTGGTACAAGCGGAACTAGCGGAACTAGTGGTACTTCTGGAACGTCTGGAAGTAGTGGTACAAGCGGAAGTAGTGGTACAAGCGGAAGTAGTGGTACATCGGGAACGTCTGGTACATCTGGTACAAGCGGAAGTAGTGGTACAAGCGGAACTAGCGGAACTAGTGGTACTTCTGGGACTTCTGGAAGTAGTGGTACATCTGGAACAAGTGGTACTTCTGGAAGTAGTGGAACACGTGGTACTTCTGGAACTTCTGGTACATCAGGAACTTCTGGAACAAGTGGTTCATCTGGAACTTCTGGAACTTCTGGAACTTCTGGAACATCAGGAACTTCTGGTACATCTGGAAGTAGTGGTTCGTCTGGTTCGTCTGGATTATTATCATTAACTGGTACAACAAATAATGGTGTAATCACATTAAACGGAAGTGCACCAAACGCAACCGTTGAAAGTAATTTATTGTTTGATGGTAGTACATTGACAGTAAATGGAGCAGCAGTAATTACAGGTAATTTAGTTGTAAATGGTACAACTACTACTGTAAACTCAAATACAATAAATTTAGGTGATAATATAATCACATTAAATGGAGATTTTACAGGTTCATCAGCACCAACTGAAAATGCTGGTATAGAAGTTAGGAGAGGTTCATCATCAACGGTATCATTCTATTGGGATGAAAGTACTGATAGATGGACAGCAGATAATACTTTATCAGTAAGTGGTAACGTAGTTCTTAGTGGTACAATTGATACTGGATTAGGTGCAACTGAAGTTTATTTAATGAATCAAAATGTTCGTACAACCGATTCACCATCATTCAATAGAATAACATCAACTGTAGCAACTGGTACATCACCATTCGTAGTATCATCTACAACTTTAGTTAGTAACTTAAACTCTGATTATTTAGGTGGACAGCAAAATTCATCGTTCTTTAGAAATTTAAGTGGAGGAACTGGTACTAGTATTGATACTTATGTTGATAATGGATTTAGAACCTTAAGTTATACAGGATATAGTTCGGGATTATGGTCTACTAATATGGGTGGGTCTACTGGAACAGTCCAAATGGAGTTTGAATACAATACTCCTGTTAGAGGATTCAAAATAAGAAATAGAACGGATAATACAACTTGGTCATCGGTTGGATGGGTAACAATGACTACCGCAAATCAAGGGCATATTGGTGGAACAATTTGGCATAGTGCGAATGATGGAGCTGGTACTGGATTAGATGCGGATTTATGGGATGGTTATCAATTTTCTGATTATCTAAACCAAGCAGTTAGAACATCCGATTCCCCATCATTTAATAAAATAAGATTAACTGCTGCTGGTAATAGTTCTGGTGGTAATATCCTAATGGGACCTGCTGGTGAAGGTACTAATAAATTTTCAACTTTAACTGGTACTCACTATAATGCAACATCACAAGCACAAGGAACAACCATTATAGGAGCATATAATAGTGCAGCCGCAAACCAAATTTATATTGGAGGAAATATATATGAAGCTAACCCAGCAACTCAAATAGATTTTTATACACATAATGCAATTACTCATGCTACTGGTGGAAGTTTAAGAATGAATATTAATAGTTCTGGAAATATTACTGCTAACGTAGATTTTAGAGCACCAATATTTTATGATTCGGATAATACAGCATATTTTATAGATGGGGCATCCACTTCAAACCTAAATGATTTAAGAATTCAGGGTGATATTAGAATGGAAGGTTCGGACTCATATATTTGGATGCCGAACAACAACTCACTTTCAACTGGATTTTATGACCCGGTTAGTGGTTTAGTTCCTATCCAATTAAATGGACCTGCTGATGGTATATTCATTGGTAATAACATGTGGCTGAGTTATAATACTGCTAACAACAATAATTACAATGAAAATATTAGATTATACCCAGCTGCAAATGGTGTATCGGTAATTGGATTTAGAGCAACTGCTGGTAGTACGGGTGGAACACCTACTACTTCTATATTAGGTTACTCTGATAGACATGAAACACGTGTTGGTGATACTTGGGAAACAAGAATATATTCAGGATATGCTGAAGCAAGAGGTTCTTATAGAGCACCACAATTTATTGATAGTAACAACACTGCATTTTATATAGACCCTAATGGATATTCAAATGTATCTCAATTAAACGCTGCTGAATTTTTTATTGATGGGTTGAAAGTTTTAAATAGTGTTGGTTCAAATACAGCAACGGGTACTATCAACGCAATTTGGGGTATGTTAAAACCAACTGGATACAAATTATATCCGGATGAAGAATTTCAAGATGGTAGTAACTCAATTCAGGTATACAACAATGCAGGTGGTTCAGCTGTAACCATAACAAGAAAAAATGGTTCGTTTATTGATGGAACTGCGGCTAATATGCCAAATAGAAGTGGATTTGTATTAGAAATTCAACATGCACCAACCACTTCAAACGGAACAAGTCCTGGTTATGGTGGTTGGTACTTCGCAGCAGGTACGGGTCCTTCAAGTAGAAGGTTATTATGTGTATTCAAAATGAAGATACCTGTTGGTAGAAGTGTTGAATGGGCATCTAACTCTATTGGTTCTAATGGTACTGGTGAATGGTTGACATCAAATGCAGGTACGGGTCAATATCAGGATTATGCATTCCTTGTTCATTCTGGTACGGCATCATTCTCATCAACTCACTTCTTTTATATTGTAGGTGGTTCAACCGCAACATTCTATACTTACTTAGCATCTGCAACTGTTTATGATGGTACTGATATTGATGCTGAAAGAACAAGAACATACGAAGCTACATCAGAAATGAGAGCTGGTGTGGGTATGTACGCACCGATTTATTACGATATAGATAATACGGCATATTACTTAAATCCAAATGGTTCTAGTATATTTGGTTCTACCACTCAATATCTTTTAACATTGGCTCATAATATAGCTAATGGTGATTTTAATGATGCATTGTTTGTACAAAATTTAGCATCCGGTCAAAGAGTTCAAATTGGTATGAGTACTAATGATACCGATGGACAACACCATAGAGCATCTTTAAGAGCATATAAAGGAACCGGAACGTATGAAGGTGTATTTGGTATTGCATTGAGACAAGCAGGGAGTGCAAGTCATATACAAAGATTTACATTAAGTGCTGCTGGTGATGCTAGTGTAGATTCTTCTTTCAGAGCACCTCAAATTTGGGGTGATAGTTTTTATGATAATGATGGTACGTTCTTCTTTAGAACAGGACAAAGTAGTGGAACTACTAGACACATAAATTTAGCAGATAGTAATTCAGACCCATCATCTGTAGGTTCATCTACTGGTATTAGTTCTGGAGCTAGAACCGATGGAAATCTTTATTATATGATGTATGTAAAGGCACCATATAGTAATGGACTTGCTACATATACAAGACTTTCTTTAGGATGGCACACTGGTGTTGAAATAGGTGGTAACCCTGCTTATGGTGGTACTAGATTTATGAATGACTCACCTGGTGTTTCTACAACTGAATTAATGGGGGTTGGTGTTGGTGACCAAAACGTAAGAATAACAAATACATTATTCGTTCCTTATATTGCGGATAGAGATAATACGGCATTTTATTTAAATCCGGCTGATACTGGAACTTCAATTAATATTGCAGGTTCATTAAGAGCAGCAAATTACAATAGACCGGCAATTCTTTCAGTATCAAGTGGTACTGGTTCATCTGGAGGTTCTTTGGCAATACAACAGGAAACAGCAGAAGGTTGGACTGGTATATTTGTTGATTATGAGCCATATACTGGATGGGGATTGTGGCATGATAATCCAAACAATATGTTTGCATTTACATCCGAAGGTTCAACTGGACAAATTCGTTCATTTACTGTACCTTCAAGAGTAAGTGGTAATAGAACGGCTTATGAGAAATTTAGAGTTGACCAAAATAATGGTGACGTAATTGTTGGTAGAGATGGATACGCGCAAGCATCATTTAGAGCACCAATATTTTATGATAATGATAACACTGCTTATTTTATAAATGCAGCAGAACGTAGTCTATTGAATAGAATAGAAGTTTCTAGAAATGGTGCATACGGTGGATATGTAGAAGCTGATTTAATAGTTGGACATGGTGGTAATGATAGACGAGGCTTTGGACAAGCTGGTGGTTCTAATATTATGTTACGTTCATCGGCTAAATCATCAATTACTGCATTAGATGAAAATCAAAACTTAGGACAAATTTCTTATGAAAACTTAGCTTGGACTATTGGTGAAAACGTTGGATGGGGTACGCAAAGAGTTGAATTTCCTGGAGATGTTAGAGCACCAATATTTTATGATTTAAATGATACTGGATATTATGTAGACCCTGCTGGCGGAAATGCTAGAATTGGACGTGATTTGTACGTTTCTGGTTATGCTGGTGGTGTTGTTGGTAATAGGATTATTGTAGGAGATACATCAACACCTTATTCGTTGTTGGATGGTAACGTAAGACCTATGGTTTACATTAGAGGTAATTATCCTGTATTAACATTAGACCATACGGTAACATCAAATACAAATCACGGACCTACAATTCAATTCGTTCATAATGGATTAAATAATAGACAATGGGTGTTTGGTTCTACTGGTGATGGTATTTCATTAGATATAGGATTTTCAAATGGTTCTCAAGGAAATAGTAACTGGAATCCACATAATGGTATTGCTGGTTATCTTGGTACAACCTTTATGAGATTCCGTGAAAATGGAAACATTGGTTTAGGTTCACAAGGCGATTGGGGTGCTATTGGTGGTGGTGAACCTGGATATGCAATAGACACTAGAGGACACTTCTATAATAATAGTAGAGTAGATGCACCAATATTCTATGATGCAAATGATACTGGTAGATATGTTGACCCGAATGGTGAAAGTAGATTAAATGGTAGTAGAATTTACCCAACATTGGCAACGGGAAGGGGTTCATACTCCCAACCATTAGCAAACTTAATTTTACACCCAACATCAGCAAGTCCGTCTGGATATGCAAATATTGAATTCTTTTCAGATTATAATACACCTTCAGATGGTGCAGCAATCACTTACTTTACTGGTATTGATGGTGGTGAAGCATCTCAATTAAGAATTCGTTTAAATAATGACTTTAACGATGGTATTGCATTATGGGGTGGATATATTGATTTTAATTGTCAAACTGTAGATGGGCCTAGTCAAGGATATAGAAATAACATATTCTCATTCCAAAGAGTAGGTACTGAAATTGCATTCATTAATAGTAATGGTGTAATGCAAGCAAATGGTGATATGAGAGCACCAATATTTTATGACTCTAATGATACTTCATATTATGTAAACCCTAATGGATTTAGTAATTTTGCTCAATCAAATGGACAAGTTGTAACTATTACAAAAACAGGTTCAGCACCGGGAAACAATAGTACTATGTTGGTAACAAATAGTTATGGTAACCACTCTTGGGGTATAACTGGTGAATTCCGTATTGAAGCAAATGGTGGAGCTGATAGACCTTCTATTTTATTCTCTAACGGATTTGATAGTCAAACATGGAGTTGTGGATACGGATATAATGATTCTGGATTTTTTAGAATTAATCACGACCACGGACATAGAAATGGTTCTTGGGGTACTACTGATTTCTACATTGATAGAGGTGGTAACTCATACTCAAATGGTAGTTCTAGAGCACCAATATTCTATGACCAAAACGATACAGGTAGATACACCGACCCAACAGGTCAATCATTTATAAGAAATTTATGTGTTGGTGATAACAACTATAATCATGGATATCCGGGTGTACTTCAAATAGGTAGTACATCATATAACTATAACTTCCAAAATGGTAGTTGGGCTGGTAGTATTACAACTGGTATATTAGCAAACTGTGCAGATGAATGGGAATTTTCAATACATGATAGTGGAACTTCAGTTGAATCAGTATTCATATATTCTGGTGGAAGATTATTAATGGGAAGAAATATAGGTTGGGGTACGACTTATATAGAAGCAGCTGAATCGTTTAGAGCACCAATATTCTACGATTCTAATGATACCGGTACTTATATAGACCCTACTGGTACATCTCGAATAGGAGCTATACAAATTTCACCAAGATCTTCCACATCAAATGAAATTCGTTTCTATGGAGTTGTTGGTGATAACCCCGGCTCATATAACCACGGAGCTATAATAGAAAGAATTTGGAGAAATGGGGATGAATCAGAATTATTGATATTCAAAGGTAATGACCCTGATGTATCAACTATACATGACCGTTTAAGACTTGCGGCTTGTGGTAGAGTTGTATTCCATTCATATAATACCTATGGTAATGTTGATGATTATATGTCAGCATCTGGTACTGGTAACATCAATGGTTCTGGATTCTTTAATGGCAATGACCTTTATGTAACCGGTAACGTAACTGCATATTATTCAGATGAAAGATTAAAAGATGTTATTGGTCCAATTCCAAACGCACTTTCTAAAATAATGAGTTTACGAGGTTTCTATTATACAAATAATGAAACTGCAAAAAAATGGGGTTATACCGATGATAGTATTCAATTGGGTCTATCGGCACAAGAAGTTCAAAAGGTATGTCCGGAATTAGTTCAACCAGCACCATTTGATATAGAAGCTGATGGAACATCAATATCTGGCGAACATTATTTAACTGTTAAGTATGATAGATTGATACCTGTATTAGTAGAAGCAATTAAAGAACAACAAACCGAAATGGATGAAATGAAATCCGAAATAGCTGAACTTAAGAAACAATTGATGGAATTATTAAAAAAATAAAATAAAGTATATTTATAGAATATAAACATAAAATAAATTATTATGGCATTAACATACGAATGGAAATTAATAGGACTTAAAAAACAAAACACAGAAGAACTTTCTGATGTTATTGTTGGTACTCAATGGACATTAACAGGTACCGATACCGATGGTAATACTGGTACATTTAACGGAGCAACTCCATTTACAATTCAAGACCTAAATGGTGATGGTTTTATAGACTATCGTGATTTAACAGAAGAATTAGTATTAGACTGGGTTAAAAATATTGTAAGTGGTTCAACTTCATCAAATTATATGAATCACATCAATCAACAAATACAAAAGCAAATAGATGATGTCAAATTTGCAACAATAACTGTTAGTAGTTCGGATTTACCTTGGTCTCCAACATCTGGTAGTTCTGCTCAACCAACTGTGGCAGATACTCCACCTGTTTAATAAAAAATATAAAAATTTTTATTGTTAAATATCCAAAGTGCAGATTTATAAACAAATTTGTGTTTTGGATATTTTCTTTATATTTATATCTGTATTTCACAACTAGCAAATACAAACCTAAAATACAAATTGAAGAAATAAAATGGCAGAAAGAATCGTATCACCTGGCGTATTCACAAGAGAAAATGACCTATCCTTCTTAGCGCAAGGAATTGGTGAAATTGGAGCAGCATTTATAGGACCTTTTAAACAAGGACCTGCATTCGTTCCTACTATTGTTAGAACGCAATCAGAGTTTGAAGAAATCTTCGGAACTCCTGATGGAACTTATTATACTGAACACGCAGTACAAAACTATTTAAGAGAAGCTGGAACGGCTACAATCGTAAGGGTTGGTGGTATAGGTGGTTACACCCAAACTGCGCCTTTAGGTATTTTTGCATCCGGTTCATCTAACCAAAGTTTAGGTACTAAATTAGTTGGAGTGTTATATTCAACCGCTGTCGGAGATGAAGGTGTTGGATTTGCATCATCAACAATAGTTAGTAACGATGCAACCGATGGTTCATTTGTGATTAACACATTGGCTGCAGGTGTAAATGTATCGGCATCAATCCTACCAACAGCTACTAATGATTTATCGGATGTATTTGGTGAATCTCCATTTGGTTCAAAAGCTGCTTATACATACAACTATTTTGAAAACATTGCAGCTTTATACACTGGTTCTCTTGGAAATAATATTGTAGTATCTACTGACCCATTACCAAATCAAGTTTATGGTGATGTTAAAACAGCAGAAACTCCTTTTGTTAAATCTCAATTGATTAGTGGTGAGAGATATGACCTTTTCAAATTTGTAACTTTAGGACATGGTACAACATATAATACTAAATTTAAAGTTGGTATTTCTAATGTAAAAGCAGCTGGTGAAGATGGTTCAACTGATTACTCTACATTTACTGTAACAATCCGTTCATTTGGTGATACCGATAAGAGAAAGAGTGTGATTGAAACATTTAATAATGTAAACTTAGACCCTGCTTCTCCTAACTACATTGCTAAGAGAATTGGTGACAGATATAATGAAATTGAATCTTCTGGTAAAATAACAGAATATGGCGATTATGCAAATAGGTCAAAATTTATAAGAGTTGAAATGGCTGAAAATAGTGTTGGAAATCCAATTTCAGCAGCACCATTTGGACATGGAGCATATACAAACCCAATTAGAGCAACAAATGATGCAGAAGCACAACAAATTCCGGCCGTAGTATATCAAACTGGTTCGGTAGTTAATACATCATCATCTCCAATATATTTTAGTGGATTTGATTTTGAAACTGCTGGTGTGGCAGATGATAATAGACAATATTTAAAACCAATTCCTGAAAGTGCACAAACTGGAGCAAACACTATATTTGCATTTGATTCGAATGGTATATTTATGGGTCTTTCTGGTTCTGCATCATCTGATATGGTTCATAGACAATTCGTTCTTGCATTCCAAGAAGGATTTGATGGTTTAAATCCAACCATAAAGGCTAATATAAGTACACCAATAACATCAGCAAACACACAAGGATTTAATTGCGCTACTGCAGCTTCTAATGGTTCAATTGCATATACTAAAGCAATCAACGCTATATCAAATGCAGATGAATACGATATCAATTTAGTTGTAACTCCTGGTATTATTCGTTCTGAACACCCAACTATTACTAATAGAGTAATTGATATGGTTGAAGATAGACAAGATTGTTTCTATATCGCTGATTTTGTGAATGTAGGTGCATCTATAACTGAAGCAACTGAAAAAGCAAACGAAGTAGATTCTAACTATGTAGCAACTTACTACCCTTGGATTAAGACGGTAGATGCTAACACAAATAAATTAATACCAGTTCCACCATCAGTATTGATGCCGGCTGTATTCGCTGCAAACGATAGATTGGCAGCTGAATGGTTCGCACCTGCTGGTTTGAATAGAGGTGGTATTATTGGAGCAGTTAGTGTATTGAATAGATTAACACATTCTGAAAGAGATACTCTATATGAGAACAAAGTAAACCCAATCGCAGCATTCCCTGGACAAGGTATTGTAGCATTCGGACAGAAGACATTGCAAGATAGAGCATCTGCACTTGATAGAATCAACGTAAGAAGATTACTTATCACTGTTAAGAAGTTCATCGCATCTACTTCTCGTTTCTTAGTGTTCGAACAAAACACAGCAACAACTAGAGCACGATTCTTAAATACTGTAAACCCTTATTTAGAGGCAATCCAACAAAGACAAGGTTTATACGCATTCAGAGTTGTGATGGATGAAACTAACAATACACCTGATGTAATTGATAGAAATATTATGGCTGGACAAATTTTCTTACAACCGGCTAAGACAGCGGAATTTATCGTAATAGATTTCAACATCTTACCAACTGGAGCAAGTTTTAACGCATAATACAAAAAACAACAAAGTAGATATTTATTAATATAATAAAAAGGATAATAAAATGGCAGAAATACTAGAGTTTGATAAGATGTTCTATACGAACTTCGAACCTAAGATGAAAAATAGATATGTGATGGAAATCGATGGAATTCCTTCATATATGGTTAAAGCAGCAGCTAGACCTTCAATCACATTTGAACCGATTGTGTTAGACCACATCAACATTAAAAGAAAGTTACAAGGTAAGGGTGAGTGGCAGGATATAACTGTAACATTGTATGACCCAATTGTTCCATCTGGAGCACAAGCGGTAATGGAGTGGGTACGTTTAGGACACGAATCAATTACTGGTAGACGAGGATATGCAGATTTCTATAAAAAAGATATAGATTTCTATATGTTAGGACCTGTTGGTGATAAAATTGAACAATGGAAATTAAAAGGAGCATTTATTATATCTGCAAATTTTGGTGATGTTGCATTCGATTCAAACGAACCAGCAACTATTGAATTATCTTTGGCTTACGATTACGCAATCTTAGAATTCTAAAATATTCCTTACGGAAGCTACCGAAGGACAACCCTCATCAGAAATGGTGGGGGTTTTTTTATTTTCAAAAATTTTAATTTAATGTATTTATATATACAAA